ATGGAGATCCTATCATTATGCTCTCAAATCCAGTGGTGATGAAGATGTTATATTCACCTGGAGGACAATATGTTAAGGTTAGACCTTGGTTAGAACTTCCTACTGAAGATCTTTTCTTATTAAAATATGATAAAATTATTACAATGTCAGAAATAACAGATAAACAAATGATTATGTTCTATACCAGATATTTAAATGAAGATGATATTGATATTGAACTTGATGGAAAAGTTACCTTAAATAATAAAATGGGATTATTAACAACAGTTGAAGATGCTCGCCAGAGCCTTGAGAATATATTTAAGAATAATATAGATAAGCCTAACAACCCTTGAACCTCTACAAAGGTTATTGTACATAAAATTCAGTGAGTTGTCAAGTCTGATAAATTATGTTATAATATCATTATATTAAGTCATGTATATTGCAAAGAAAAAATCGGAGCATTATGTAAATAATCGTGAACTCTTAGAGGCATTAATTGTTTATCGTGCACAGGTAAAAGAAGCAAAAGAAAATGATTTACCAAAACCACGTATTACAAATTACTTAGGTTCTTGTTTTTTAAAGATCGCAACACACTTGTCATATAAACCAAACTTTGTAAATTATATGTTTCGTGATGATATGATATCTGATGGTATTGAGAACTGTGTTCAGTATATTCATAACTTTGACCCAGAGAAATCAAGAAACCCTTTTGCCTACTTTACTCAAATCATACATTATGCATTTTTAAGAAGAATACAAAAAGAAAAGAAACAGTTAGAAATAAAGACAAAGATAATTGAGAAGACTGGATTTGAAGAAGTTATGACAGTTGATGATAGTGCAATGGCTGGTAGTAGTTCTGATTATAATACTATAAAAGATAATATTACTTATAAAAATAATAATAGATGATTTTACCAGGTTCTACAGTTAAGGTGATAGATGAAAACTCAATCTATCGAGGATATGTTGGATGTGTTCAGAGAATACAGGGTAAAAAGGCTGCTGTATTGATGGATCAAGATGGCACACCTTGGGATAAGATGATAACATTTAAAATATCTGATTTGCGTGAGCAAACCGAAGGTTTCCAATATTATCCACAAAAACCACAGAAAAAGAAAAAATGAAGTTAGCAATTATTACAGATCAGCACTTCGGTGCAAGAAAAGGTGCTGATTACATACATGGTTATTTCAAAAAGTTTTACGATAATATCTTTTTTCCATACTTGGAGAAAAATAAGATTGATACTGTCGTGGATATGGGTGATACTTTTGATAATCGACGTAACATTGACCTAGCAACGCTTGAGTGGGCAAAGAAAAATTATTATGACAGATTACAAGCAATGGGTATTACTGTTCATACAATCGTTGGTAATCATACTGCATACTATAAAGATACGAATGAAATTAATACAGTTGAACTTTTATTAAAGGAATATGATAATGTTGAAGTTTACTCAGAACCAACAACTGTAAATCTTGGTGGATTAGATATCTTAATGCTTCCTTGGATAAATGAGGAGAATAAATTACAAACTCTTGAGATGATGGATACCACAAAGGCAGATGTCATTATGGGTCATCTTGAGTTGAATGGTTTTGTTGCTACTCGTGGTCATACAATGGAACATGGAATGGATACAAAGATATTTGATAAATTCTATCGTGTTTACTCAGGTCATTATCATACTCGCTCTGATAATGGAAAGATATATTATCTTGGAAACCCTTATGAAATGTTCTGGAACGATGTTTTAGATACCAGAGGGTTTCACATCTTTGACACTAAAACAATTGAACACAAACCCGTAAACAATCCTTACAGGTTATTTTATAATATCTACTACGAAGATACTAATTATAAGTTATTTGATACAAGAGAATTCAAAGATAAGATAGTTAAAGTGGTTGTAAAGAAGAAAACCGACCAAAAGCAATTTGAAAAATTTATAGATAAATTATACAACTCTGGTATTCAAGACTTAAAAATAATTGAAAATTTTGTATTGACCGAAAGTGCAGACTTTGAAGTTGAAGAAACTGAGAATACGATTGGTATATTGAATCGCTATATTGATGAATCTGAGTTTGAAGGAGATAAAACTCTCATTAAAGGAATTCTACAACAAATATACACCGAAGCTTGCGAGGTAGACTAATGTATCTTCTTTCACTTAAAGACAGACGGGACGATGGTGCCTATGCTGTTCTAAATCGTTACGGAGAAAAAGTCCTTTTTATGTTTGAAGAAGAGGACGATGCAGAAAGATATGCTATGATGTTAAATGATGATGAGAATGCAACTTTGAATGTTATAGAAATTGAAGATGCACTTGCCATCCGTACGTGTAAGATGTATAATTATAAGTACGCAGTGATCACACCGAACGATATAGTCGTTCCACCACCTAAGAATGATAACGTTTCAAAAGATTAGATGGAAGAATTTTCTGTCAACTGGAGACCAGTTTTCGGAAATAGATTTCCAACAAAATGCAACGAATTTGATAGTCGGAACAAATGGTACAGGTAAGTCTACAGTATTAGATGCCTTGACTTTTAGTTTGTTTAATAAACCTTTTCGTAAGATTAATAAGTCTCAACTTGTAAATGCAACAAATGAGAAAGATACTCAAGTTGAAGTAGAGTTTGATATTAATGGTCGTCAATATCTTGTGCGTAGATGTATGAAACCAAACCTTTTTGAGATAGAGGTTGATGGTCAGAAAATGCACAAACAGGCAGATGACCGTGCAACTCAAAAGATATTAGAAGAAAATATATTAAAGGTTAACTATAAGTCATTCACTCAAATAGTAATACTTGGTAGTAGTGCATTTGTTCCTTTTATGCAATTATCAGGTTCTAATCGAAGAGAAGTGATTGAAGATTTACTTGATATTCGTATTTTTTCTGCAATGAATCTAATTATTAGAGAAAAAATTAGAAAACAGAAAGATGATATAAAAGTTTTAGATTTATCAAGAGAGAATGTAAAAGATAAACTGGATATGCAAAAGAAGTTTATTGAAGAGTTAGAGAATCGTGGAAAGGCAAATATACAAGGTAAACAAGATAAAATTACAACCCTTCTCGATGAACAAGATGGTTATGTTTCTACTAATGAAGGATTAGAACTTGAGGTAACTGGTCTAATAGAGGATCAGGAAAAGGTAACGGGAGCTAGTAAAAAGTTAAGAAAACTAAACAAATTTAAGGGTCAATTAAGTCAAAAAGTAGCAACTATAACTAAGGAACATAAGTTCTTCAGTGAGAATGTAACATGCCCTACATGTACTCAAAACATAGAAGAATCGTTTCGTTTAAATAGAATTAATGATGCTCAAACTAAAGCAAAAGAGTTGCAAACTGGTTATCAAGAACTAGAAAAAGCAATTAAAAACGAAGAGCAGAGAGAGCATCTCTTCACTAAACTATCAAAGGAGATTACTAAACTCAACAATGACATTTCTCAAAACAATACTCGGATATCTGGACATAACCGACAAATCAGGGATTTGGAATCAGAAATTCAGAAACTTACCGACCAACTTGCAAACAGAAATACTGAACATGAAAAATTAGAAGAGTTTAATGATAACCTCCAAAGTATTTTTAAGGAACTAGCAGATAAGAAAACAGAAATCACGTATCATGATTTTGCGTACTCTTTGCTAAAAGATGATGGAGTTAAGACTAAGATAATTAAAAAGTATCTACCATTCATTAATCAGCAGGTAAATCGTTATCTGCAGAAGATGGATTTCTATATCAACTTTAAGTTGAATGAGGAATTTAGTGAAACTATTGAATCACCAATTCATGAAAACTTTTCTTATAGTTCTTTTAGTGAAGGTGAGAAGATGCGTATTGACTTAGCATTACTATTCACTTGGAGAGAAGTTGCAAGAGTTAAGAACTCAGTAAATACTAATTTACTAATTATGGATGAAGTATTCGATAGTTCTCTTGATGGTATGGGAACTGAAGAGTTCTTAAAAATAATTCGTTTTGTGATTAAAGATGCAAATGTATTTGTAATATCTCATAAAGTAGATTTACATGATAAATTTAATAGTGTAATACGGTTTGAAAAAGTCAAAGGTTTCTCTCGTGTTGTTTCTTAATAAATACCTAAAAAACTATAAAAATGGTTTGGCATATTAAAAAATCAAGTATGATGGGTGTAGGAGTAGGCACTGTTTATTATGAAGGTAGTAACAGATGGACAACAACTTATGGTAATCGTACTACATATACTTCTCAAGCAAAAGCAAAAGCAGAGAATTATATTTGGGAAAAAAATACAACCGCAGGTTGGGATGTTACTGCTGTAAACGAAGGATAATGATTTTATTTTCTCTCATACTCTCATTTTTTGCTGATCATCTACCTGTGATGTATGTTCAAGTACCTCAGTGGGCAGATGATTGGGCAGTATGTGCTGTAGATATACCTGACGCTAAGTGTCATTGGTATGTTATGGCACCTGATAATACGTTTGGTGAAGGATTTGATTGGGAAAATGCACCTTGGTTCGATGCTAATGGACTCGGTGATGTTGCACCAATGCAAGCAAAGACGGTTGTAGAAAAATTACAGGATAAAGGAACTTATGAACAAGTGGTTAACAATTAGTTTAGGTGCTGTTCTTGGCATCTCACATATTGGAATGATAGGATTACTTTCAAATCGAGAAAGTAAACTTCCATCATTAGACATTCCAGTGGGCCCTTATACCTCATACCTAGCAGAAGTTAGTAAAGAAGGATATCGAATTAGTTACAAAGCAAATGATCCGAAGACGATGTTCATTACAAAGGATATTAAAAAGAAAGGTGGTTTCTTAGGACTTGCAAATAATATTGAAAAAGTTACAGAGGAATATACAATGGATGGTGCTGTTCATAATAAAAGTGGATCAACCGAAACCATTGCCAGTAGTAAATCAGAAGCATGTATCAAAGCAATCGGAGGAGCAGAACAAACAGGAAGACTCGTGGGTTCCAGTGTTGGTGCTAGTGTTGCTCCTAGCGTTGCTAATATTCCCATTGTTGGTTGGGTTGCTGCTGGTTGGGTAACAATGTTTAGTGGTAATCAAGGTGCTGAGATTGGTGGTCAAATGGCAGAAGATCTAAACAAAGATTGTTAGTGTGTAAACCGACATAATATTGCGTATTTTTACTTAGTGCATTATAATAAATAATAATGTACTGGAGTTGAAACTATCATGTCCCATTACACAATTAGTTGGCATGACCAACAAAACAATCATCACGAAATAGGTGAATATGCTGAAGACGCATTTGAAGCAGTAAGACACGCAAGAGAGGATGTTCCGTATCTACAGGAACATCCTTTTTCTTTGGAATCAATTAAGGAGGTTAAATGAAAAAATTAAACTCTGCCGTCCTTAATGTTACTGTTGCGATACTTGATTTTCTGTATCGTAATCGACCATCTCAAAGATTCTGGGTTCTTGAAGTTATCGCACGAGCGCCATACTTTGCGTTCATAAGTGTATTACATTTAAGAGAATCTTTAGGATTGAGAGGTGAAGAACATATATATTTAATGAAGGAACATTTCTATCAGGCCTTAAATGAAACGGAACACTTGGAAGAGATGGAAGCTAGGGAGGGCAATAAATACTGGATTGATCGGTTCCTTGCCAAACATCTTGTTATACTTTATTATTGGATCATGGTTGGGTATTATGTTCTCAATCCTATTAACGCTTATGATATCAACATGAAGATTGAAAAGCATGCATATGAAACTTACATCAAGTATCTTTCATATCATCCAGAGGATAAGAGGATTGCAGAGATAGCAGAAGATGAACTCGAACATGCTAGAGAACTACAACAAGCAATGACAATGATTACATTATGACTACTAAAGCAAAAACATTATTAAAGGTAGGAATACCACTCGTGATAGTGATTCAATTGATTTCAATTACTTTTTTATTAGGAAAGATAAGTAGAGATAAAGCATTCTCATGTAAAACTGCCAGAGAGTATTTGGTATGCAGACAAATAGAACTACCATGACAAAAACAGCATCCTATCACATTTACATTGAAGACAGATGCCTCTTTAAAAATTTAAATGAAGAGGAGTTTGATTTAATCTGGGATAAGATATACAGATCATATTGGAAAGAGGACTTGACATACTCCGTTTGTTTTGGAGACCACATATCTGATTTAGAGCCA